GGGATAAGAAAAAAGAAATTTTACTGATCCTGCGGCAAGTGGCAAAACCTACGATTCAAGCGGCAAAAGGTTTTATTACTAATTCTAAAAAACCACATAAAGTACGAGGTAAGTTAATCCAACCAGGAAACTTAAAAAAAGCAATTGGCGCGATTACAGGAAAACAAGAGAATCCTACTGTTTATGCAGGACCGCGTGCAAAGGGTAATTTTTATGGTTTTTACGGACATTTTGTTCATGATGGTGTAAATATATACCGCAAAGGATTTAGGCGAAAACGCAAGCGTGGAGCTAATGCAGCTGCTGCAGTACGTAGAACAACTGCAAACCCTTTTATGCAAAAAGCAAACCAAGCAACAAATGGTCAAGTAACCGCTGATGCTGAACGAAGAGTAACCGCATTTATACAACGTAGGATTGATAAATTAAGTTAATATGTTTAAAGATACATCAATACAAGTTAGGGAATATTTAGCGGCTTTGCCTGAGTTTACTGCTGTAATGCAGCGCGATAGTAAGTTGTTTTTGTTTCCAGTTATAGCTAGTATCGATAATGCTTTACCTATATCAACTTACATTTTAGGCGAAAGAGTGCCTGAGACTAAAGATAAAAGTCAAGTACTAATAACACTTAACTTTTGGTTTGACATCGAGTCGTATGATCAATGCTGTGAGTTTACGGATGCAATTGCAAATAAGATTGATAACGATTTTATACTACAATCCGCATCGATAGAATACAATGAAGAGTCCGAGTGCTTTTCAGGAATAATAAATTTTAATTTAATTTAATAATAAAATAAGATGGCAAGTACTATTTACAACGGAAAACTTCTTCGCTTCAAATTTAATGACAAGAAGCTAATTCATGCAACGAGCTGTAAACTTACAGTATCTTCTAAGTTAGAAGAGATTGCAACCAAAGATACTGATGGTACAGTGTCTATTCCTTCAGGATATTCTTTTACAGGATCGACAGAGGCATTATTGGCAAACTTACCTTCAGGTGATACAACGCATGCTACAGCAGATACTTTGCTAGATGCACAGCTTGCAGGAACCGAGGTTGATGTGGAGTTCACAACTGATGTTACAGGTGATTTTATCTACACTGGTAAAGCATTTATCAGTAATTTCGATTTAGGAGCTGAGACAGGAACATCTGTAAAAGTATCAATATCGTTTACAGGTAATGGTAACATCACGAAACAAACAGTTGTTTAATCATGACTGACGTTTCAATAGAAATAAAAGGAAAAAAACTCAAGCTGGAATTCGGCTTGAGTCTTTTTAGGATTTTAGGCAGGAAATGGCAGTTACCAGGTGTGAATGAAGTGATCCAAAAAATGGCAGTCACTTTTAATAATACCGAAAAAAACTTGTCATTTGATCAATTAGATGTCTTAGAGGATATTTTAAATGCAGCCATCGAAAACGGTGATAACACTATAGATGTTTCACAACTAAAAGTAGTCGATGAGTTTTTTAAAAACCCTAAAGCAATGGAGCTCCTAACGCAATCCTTAATGGATTCTATCCCAAAAGCGGATCCTGATGATACCGATGGAAGCCAGGGAAAGCCGAAGGTCGTGAAAGCGACAAAAGCCAAGAGAAACTAACCTGGGATAAACTAGAACAAATAGGACTAGGTGAACTAGGAATGACTTATAAGGAAATGTGGTCCTTAACGCCACGATCCTTTTTTAATGCCGTAAATGGTAGCCAAAAAAGAAGAGATTACGAATCGCGAGAACGATACATGATAGGCCGCCGCATCATGTATGCAGTAGTACAATGTAATTCGACTCAAGATGTAAAAGAACACGAGTTATGGCCGTTCCCTTGGGAATCTAACATAATACAAAAATTAACAGAGCAAGAAGAGCAAGACATGCTCGAAGGGCAAAAAGCTAGTGAAGAATATTTTGCTAAATGGGATGCTATGAAAGCATCCAAAGCAACACAACTATAATTTTATATTTTTTTTTTGGTTAGTTAGGGGGGAAAGCTAGTAGAGATACTAGCTTTTTTTTTGTTTTTATGTTGTTTATTCAAAAACATTTACTATGTTTGTCATGTCTAATACCAATATGTTAAGAGGTTCTCGCAGCCTCACCCTTCGTGAAGGCTTTTTTTATGCGTAAAACCGAATCAAAAGCTTCGGCATTCTATCCTGTGTTATTGTTGTAATGGCAGTAACAAAACTTCTTAACAAGGTTTTAGACAACAGGGATAATAGAGTGCCGTTTTTATATTTAATAACTAAATGTTTTAAAAATGTCTAAAACCGAAACAATGGGAAATTTTTCAAATGAAGAAACCCGCAGAGAAGAATTCAAAAATAATTTTGATCAGTTAGATAATGATTTAATTACGTTATCAATCTATGAAAACCTTATAGGTATTTCAGAGCAATGTCCAGTGCAGTTAAATAACACCCTTACTCAGGCGTTTGCATTGTTGCAAGAAAAACAACCTAACATAAATCATATTAAATCTTTAGCAGTATTTACTGAGATGCTTTTGATTTTATCTACTTATAATGATTTCATTCATAGAGAAGTGGATAGGTTTACAATTACTTATAATGCTTATTCTAAACTTAGAGAATTACAAAATGCAAGAAGATAGAGAGCCTGAAGTATGGAAACCTATTCCGAATTATGAAGGGATTTATGAGGTCTCTTCGTGGGGTAGAGTAAAAAGTTTAGATAAGGTAAAGTATCATTATGCTGCAAAAAATAATTTAGCAAATATAAAGGGGAGGATTTTAACTTATAAATTATCAAATAACTATAGGTATGTAGATCTTTATTTTAATGGATCTTACAAGAGATATACTATCCATGTTTTAGTTTATTCTGTTTTTTATGGTATTGTAACACTTGGAAAAATTATTAATCATAAAGATAGTGATCGATTAAATAATTATTATAAAAATTTAGAAGAAGTTTTTCCCCGAGAAAATTCTACCCACTACCACAGGGTAAATAAAAAAAACCTTGTAGGTGCTCATTATGATGGTTCAGGGAAGAGGTTGAAAAGATGGCGATCTTCAATTATATATAACAAAAAAAAAATTGGCTTAGGTAGTTATTTTACTGAAAAAGAAGCTCATGAAGCATATCTTGATTTTTTAAAAGAACATGGATTAATAAATAAATACGCAACTGAAAATCAGGAGAAATCCTGATTTTTTTATTTTATAAAGTTACATAATGTAACCATTAAAACAAGACAGCAAAAGTACTTTTAGACTTTATTAAAGTACTTTTTTGCATGGGTTTAGCCTCGATAAATATAAAGTTTCAAGTCGATTTACGAGAATTCTCTACTGAGATGCAAAACTCATTGCGTACTATTGATAAATTCGGGCAAAAAATGCAATCTGTAGGGCGTGGTCTTACTGCTGCCATCACTTTGCCTATACTAGCTGTAGGAGCCGCATCTGTAAAGATGGCAAGTGATTACAACGAATCGCTAAATAAAGTCGATGTTGCTTTTAAAGGATCATCTGCCCAGGTAAAAGAGTTTGCAAAAACATCATTAGAAAGTTTTGGATTAGCTGAGGGTTCTGCTCTTGATGCTGCATCCTCTTTTGGTGATATGGCAACTAGCATGGGTTTACCTGATGCTGCTGCTGCAAAAATGAGTACATCCTTAGTAGGATTAGCTGCTGATTTAGCCTCTTTCAAAAACATATCAATAGATCAAGCCAATACGGCTTTGGCTGCTGTATTTACCGGTGAAACCGAGTCTCTTAAAAAGCTGGGTATCGTACTTACTGAGGCTAATTTACAGCAGTTCGCTTACTCGCAAGGCATAAAAATAAGAATACAAGATTTATCGCAAGCTGAGAAAGTGCAATTGCGTTATAATTATATTTTATCCGTTACTAAAAACGCACAAGGTGACTTTGCGCGTACATCCGGTGGTGCTGCAAACCAAACAAGAATCTTTACTGAAAGCTTAAAGCAAGTAGGTCAACAAATAGGAGCTGTTATTTTGCCGTTGTTCACCAGGATAATTACTTCTATAAACGAACAGATAAAATCCTTCTCAAAACTTTCGGAAGGTACAAAGACTACTATTGTGGTTGTTGCAGCATTAGCAGCAGTTGTGGGTCCTTTGGTTTTTGCTATTGGTGCTGTTGCTGCTGTAATTCCTACTGTAGTAGCAGGATTTACAATTTTATCAGGTGCTGTTACTGCTGTTTCTGGAGCCTTCACAGCTTTAAGTGCTGCAATGATTGCTAATCCTATTACAGCTCTTATTTTATTAGTTTCTGCTGCTGCCGCTGCTTATTTTTTATTGGATGATGGAATTAGTAAAGTAGCTAAATCAACTGTAGAGTTAAGTAATGCACAAAAATTAAGTGGTCAAATAACAAATGATGCTACAAATGCAATTATTGCACAAAAAGCAGAATTACAATCGTTATTAGATATAGCTAATAATGAAACTAAATCTAAAAAAGAAAGGTTAAAAGCTATTCAGGATATTAATGCTATTTCGCCAAAATACTTAGGAAATCTAACTCTAGAAAACATTGGTACTGATAAAGCTAGGATTGCTATTGAAAAATATAATGTAGCATTATTGCAAGGGGCAAAAGCTAAAGCTGCTCAAGAAGTGTTGCAGGAATTATATAAAAAGGAAATTGAAACCTCTATAAAAAGAGAGAAAGCCGAAGCTAGTAAAAATAAATTATTGGATGAGTCTAATAAAAAACAATTTACTTCTGCTCAAGAACAACAAAGATATAATGATTTATTAAATGATAAATCAGGTATTTTAAAAACGCTTCGTCAACAAGAAGATAGCGATCTAAAATCACAAATTGCTGTAGCGAACAAAGTATATAATCAAGGTAAAGACTATTTAGATTTATTAAAAGAAATTGGTGGTGAATCTATAGGTTCTAATGTAAAGGGTGATAAAGTAAAAGCGCCTGCTGATATACAAGCTTTACAAAGTAATCTTACACCTGGAATTTCAAAAGGAAGTATTGAAGCTTATGATGCGCAAATTGCTAAACTAAAAGAATTTAGAGATCAGGTTGCTACCACAGCTGAACAGATAAAATTAGCTGATGAAAAAATAAAAGCGGTTGAATTTGCAAAAGCATTAAACTTTGATCCATCATCATTAATTAAATCAGTAGAAACTACTGAGGTTATGATGGGAAGGTTAGCTGCTTCTGTTTCGGGTGCAAAGGCTGTATTAGAAGTAGAGCAAAACAGTATGGCGGCTAATGCATTAGATTTTAATGCAAGATTTAATGAGGTTTGGTTAAATACTGTTGAAAATTTTGCAGTTGGGTTTGGGGAATTAATCGGTCAGTTTGCTCAAGGTGGCCTTTCACTTGCGAATGTGGGTAGTTTGTTTTTAACTACGCTTGCTGATATGGCTATTCAAGTGGGTAAAATTGCAATTCAAGTAGGTGTTGCTGTTTTTGGAATTAAAAAAGCGTTAGAATCATTAAATCCATTTGTGGCTATTGCAGCTGGTGTTGCGCTTATTGCGGTAGGAACAATAGCGAAATCAGCTTTAAGTAATGCAGCGGGTGGTGGTGGTGGTGTTCCAAAATTTGCTAATGGTGGTATTGTTTCAGGCACATCTTTCTACGGTGATAAAATCTTAGCGCGTGTAAACAGCGGCGAAATGATTGCTAACAGCGATCAGCAAAAACGCATTTATAATGCAATGGGTGGTAGTGGCGCTGCAATGACTATAATTCCTGATGTGGTCCTAAAAGGAAATGATTTGTATTTATCGTTTACAAGAACACAAGAACGTAATAACCGTACAAGATAATGAGCTACTACATTGACATAATCGATACGACATCACCATTAGTAAAGCTAAAAATTGAGCTGGCTTCTGGTGGTGGTATAGAGCTGCGATGGAATGGCGCTGATAAAAAAGACGATTTAAGTATTGTAACTAGCGAGTTCAACTTTGATATGCTTAGCACTGATGCTAGGGATGCTGCGTTTATTGATTTCTTTACCGGTGATGAGCATCGTTTTAAAGTATTGGTAAAAAACTTTGATGATGATAGTGTCATTTGGCAAGGGTATATTTTACCGGACTTGTATAGTGAGCCTTATAAGCAAGTAAACTTCTTTGTGAATTTCACAGCAACGGATGGATTAGCACGATTAAAAGGAAAATACTTAACGGATGATTTTT